GGTCACCCGGCGTTTCTGCTTCTAGGGGGCGGCCAGCGGATCCGGCTGCCGGATCGACGCGGCCGACGCGGCGACGATCAGCGCGGGCAGCAGCACCCCTGCGCGCAACTGGTCACACGGGTGTCTGTCTGACGAGATGTAGTCAGGCGCGACGGAAACGGGGATGGGAGCCGGATTCGTCCGCATGTAGGCCAGCACCTCGGGCGCCACCGGGGCGTCGTTCGCCACCTTCGAGAACGTGCCCTCGTCGTCCATTTCGAGGACGGATCCCGCCGCCAGGTGCAGGCCGTCCTCGCCGGGAACCAGGCGCATCGCGACGTGCGGGTGCAGCTCGGGCGTCACCTTCACGTCGCCGTCCTCGGTGGTGTCCAGCCAGAACTTGCGGAACGTCTGCCGGAGCCCTTCGTTTATCTCCCGCAGGCCGGGCCCGGCGAGCGCGCCGCGCACGGTGGCGGACAGGTCGTTGAACCAGTCGAGCGCGTCGTCTACGGGCTCGGGCTTGGCGGCCTCGCCGATCAGCGCCGTCAGCGTGGCGACACGATCCTCGGCGCCCTCCCGGCGTGCGGTCGTCTGTTTGAGCGCGGCGGCGTCGGCGGCGGCGAGCGTGTCGTCGGTGCCCGCGTGCTGGGCGTAGCGGTCGGCGAGCAGCGCCTCCTTGTCGCGAGCCTCGGTAGCGACCTTCCGCTCACGGGCGAGGTCGGCTTCGAGGACGCGGGTTGCCTCGCCGCGCTGCGCGGTCTGTGCCGTGATCCACCCGTCGAAGTCAACGAACATGCCGTCCAGGTGGTCGATCAGCGCGGCCTCTACACGCGCCAGCCGGACCGTGGGCGCATCGCAGAGGCCGGTCCCGAACTTGACGTTCGTGCAGAGCAGCGTCCGCGCCCGGCCGCCGTCTGATTTGCGCCGGTAGGTGGAGGTCGCCGCGTACATGACGCTGCCGCAGCGGGCGCACCCCGCTAGGCCCTGCTCGCCGCCGTCGAGCATGTGGTTTCGGATCGGCGCGCCGACCTTCGCGTGACCGCGCTGGTTGAGGTCGCGCCGCTGCCGTTCGGCGATCAGGCGATCCTGGTCCTCGGGGGCGATGTAGGGGGGCTGCTCGCCGGGGACGACGACGCGCTCGCCGTCGATGGTCCCGGTGACGCGGCCGGAATAGAAGGGGTTGAGGATCACCGCTTGGACCCGTCGCCGCGTCCACGGGACGCCGCCTTCGGTCTGGCCCTTCCGCTTCCCGGTCTTGATCGTGCGGACCATCGTGAGGAACCCTTCGCCGTTGATCTGCCGGGCGAGCGCCGTGTCGGGGACGCCCGCGAGCGCCAGGTCGAGGATGCGGCGGATCACGGGTTCGCGGGCGGGGTCGAAGCTGTAGAGGCGGCGCACGACCTCATCGGCCGCGTTGCGCTCGACCGTCAGGGAGTAGCCCTCGGGGACCGGGCCGCCCAGCCGCTCGCCGCGTTCGGTCTGGCGCTGCTTGCCCGCCGCGACCGCCTGCGCCTTCCGCTTGGAGTCGTCGTGGTCGCGCTTCCCCGCGACGGCGACGAGCACGGGGTCGGAGAGGTCGTGGTCGTTCTCGACGGAGCGCATGTAGACGTTGCGGCGGCGGGTCGCGTGCCAGCGCTCGGTCAGGGCGAAGGATGCGCCGGGCTGGTCGCCAGCGCCACGGGCGAAGCGGTCGGAGTGCTGAGCGATCAGCTGGCAGACGACGCCGCGCTCCTCGGCGGCCTCGGCGGCGGCCTGCTCGGCGCGTTCAAGGTCGGGGCCACGGTTGCCGCTGTAGGCCGAGAAGCCCTCGTCTGAGAACTCGCCGACGATCACCCACCCTTCGCGCTCGGCGAACGCGCGCCCGTCCGCGAGCTGCGTGTCGATGCTGCCCTTCTTGTCCTCGGTCGATTTCGCCGCGTAGAGAACGGCGGGGATATCGGTGGCCTGCGCTACGGTGTTGCTCACGGTGTTGTTGTCCCTTCGGCCCCCTTGCCCGGGGCCGTTGTGGTTTCTGAGGTCAGTTCAGGGGCGCGACGGCCCAGCCTTTGCGGTAGCTCTCGCGCTCGAACTCGGAGAGGTCGGGGTGCCAGACGACGAGGCTTTCGCCGACCTTCTCGACGGGCTCGCCAAGGCGCTCCGCGACCAAGTAGAACCGGCGCATCGTGTCCTCGACCTGCGCCGCAGTCACCAGCTCGGGCGGCGGGGCGATGCGTAGGAACCGCTGTTCGTTGAGGACGCCGCGCGCCGTCTCGGTCAGCGCCTCGATGCTGGGCGGCGGGTTGGTCGGGCCTGCCATCGAGGGATCATTGCTCGTTGCTCGGCCAGCAGCAACCAGGGCCCGGGTCAGACGGCGATCCGCTCCACCCCCACGATGCACTCCACGATCCGCGAGGCCGCGTCGGGGTCGGCGAAGACTCGCGCGGTCGGCGTCATCACGCCCTCGTAGGCGGCCTGCCACTCGGCGGCGGTGGAATCGACCAGCTCGCGGTATTGGAGGCCGCGCAATCCCTCGCCGCCGTTGTGCTTGCTCCACGCGACCGCGCGCAGCGCCTTCGGCCACGCGACCGCGAAGGGCTCGCCCCGATCCCGCGAGTCCCTGAGAGACGACCGCAAGGCGTCCCAGAGCTGGCGGCTCATCTCCTCGGGGCTACGTTTCGTCGTCACCATCGGGCGGCGTCCCAACCGTCCCTGACCGCCAAGCGAAGCCGTGCCCCGACAGCTCCTCGATCATCTTCGGCGCGGGCGGGCGAGGCTGATCGGTGAACTGCACCGACCCCGCCGCCTCGATCCCGGAGTCACCTTCGGCCAGCGCCTCCTCAGTCTGTAGGGCCCGCCACTCCACCGCCGCGCACGTCGCCCGGCTGAGCGCCTCGACCTGCACGACGGAGAGGTCGGCAAGGGTCAGCTTGCGGCCGGTCACGGGGTCGCGGGGAAGGCTCGGCGAGAGGATCCGGTCAACGTCCAGCTCGGCCGTCTCGATCATCGCCTCCAGGTCGTCGTCGTCTTTCGGCAGCAGCACGGCCGCCTCGATGCAGACGTAGGCCCGGACCTCCTCGGTGGTCGCGTAGGTGCTCACGGGGGCGAGATTGGGGATTTGGGTTTCGGCGCTTCTGGTTTCGGCGTGTACTCCCTCGGCGTCAGTGGTGCGGGGCGCAGTTTCCCCCGCACCGCAAACCCTCGGAACCGCCCCCGCAGTTCGTCCTTGGTGACGGCGAGCTTCCTGCGCCCAAAGGCGATGATGTACAGGGGCTTTCCGGGTCGGCGTTGCCTGCCGCTGCCGCCACTGACCGGGGGCCTGTAGATGGGCGTTCCGCTCACGCGAGTTCCACCGATTCCCTGCGCAGGAGACGGTCGGCGTCGCGGCGTTCGACGTGCAGCCGTTCGCCGGGTCGCCACCAGCGCCCGTTGCGGTAAATCTGCGCACGGTCGCGAACGCGGACCAAGATCAGCGGTCCGGTGTCCTTCCTTTTCACCGCGCGGTCCCCGCACTCGGTCCGCCTTTCCGCTCGACCAGGCGCCGGTACCGAATCTTGGCCCCGCCCTTGGTTGCGTGGGCCTTCCCGTGGGCGAAGCGGCTCAGGACCGGATCGGCGAAGAACTTGCGCCATTGAGCCTTCGAGACGAACCCCCGGGGCTTGAGTCGAGTAAGCCGCCCGGTGAACAGTTTGGGCTCGCCCTCCAGGCCGGGGGTGCGGCGGCCGGGGAAGACCTGCCCCGGCTTCATGTTCGCGTAGGGGCTGCCCTTCGCGGCGACTTCCTGCCGCCATTTCAGGCCGGGCAGATCCAGGCCCGGGACCGATGCGCCCGACGCCGGGACGCGGACGACCTCTAGGCGCTCGACAGGGCGGCGCCCGGGCAGCTTCGGGGTGCTGATCCGGGGAGCGGGAGCGCTCGGCGTGGGCGGGTTGGGAGACGCCTTGCTGACGGCCCCGCTCGGCGCGCGAGCTGCCGCAGGGGCCCGCTCGATGATCTGACGCTTGGGCCAGACGGCGTGGAACAGCTCGGCCGCCCAGGAGGGCTTAGAGCTACTTCTAGGGATTCGCGGCAGCGGGGGCGCCGGAGGGGGAGACACCGTGACATGACCGCCCCCCGACGCCCCGCTGCTCGCGATGCCAGCCGCCGCCAACGCCGTCCCGACATGTCCCTGACCAGGAGGTGGCGTGGCGACAGGCTGACGCGGAGACGCCGAGGCAGGCGTCCCCTTGACCCGGCCGGAAAGGAGTGCCCGGGTCAAGCTTGGACCTACAGAGTGATTGCGGGGGTCGCGACTTTTTCGATCTCGACCACGGCCTCCTCATGCGCCGTGCCGAGGACCGCCCGGGCGCGTCCCTTGACCAGAACCGCGTCCGTGTCGAACTCGGCCTCGCGGCTGACTTCGATATGCGCGTCTCGGCGGCGCACACACGCGAGCTGCGCGGGGGCGTAGATCACGATGGAGGACGTGTCGGGTTTCCCCGACGTGCCCGCTTTGATCGGGAGCTGGCTCGTCGCGTAGGTCGGCGGGAGCGAACCGGGGCGCGGCAGCGGGGAGTTGACCTGCACCAGCTCCGGCCCTTCTTCGCCCGCGACCACACCCTGCATCCGCAGCCGCTCGAAGTGCGTTGCGAGCCGGGGGTGCATGAGGGTCACGTAGGGCCCGGGGACGTTGGCGGCGCTCAGGAGGCCGACCCCCGCGATGATCGCGTCGTAGGAATCGAGCAGCGCTTCTGCCGCGTTCAGTTTCTGGCGCCCGGTCCATTTGAGCATCCCGGGGAAGCCTTTGGCCGACCCGCCGAGGATGCCCTCGGCGTCGAACTTCAGCGCCATCGAGGCGAAGAAGGAGGACTGCACGATGTCCATGAGCGAGGGATCGGCGCTGTCTTCGAATGCCTCGGAGCTGCCGCGCGCGAGCCCCTTGATTGCCTTCGGTTCGAGGCTGTATTCGTCGAGGTCGGGATCGTCCTCGGGGATCGGTTCCAGCTCGCCGACGAATCCGACTTCGATATCCGACAGCAGGGTCGGCCAGGTGAACTTCTTGCGGTCGGTGGGGATCACCGGGATCCCGGTCGCGAGCAGGATGCTCGGCTCGCGCAGCTTGTCCCAGAGGAAGGTCGCCAGCTCGGGCGGTTCGATGGGCTCGCTGTCGATCGTCGCGTGGGTGAGGTCGCGGCTCTCGCCTTTCGGTACGGCGCGCATCGCATCGAGCACGCGGGTCTCGATGTTGGCCTCGGCGGGGGCGGTGCGGTCCTCGACCGTGAGGCCGCCGCGCGGTTTCTCGCGGTCGTTGTTCTCCACTTCGTTCTCCTGTGGTTTGTCCGCCGGGGTCGGCGGCGTGGTGGTTGGGGTGGGGTGCTCGCGCAGCTCGACGCGCGTGCTGTCGGCGGGGTAGGCGCCGGTCGTGACCACGGCCACGTCTTTCAGCGCGCGGATCTCCTCGACGTGGCGGGTCGTGCCCTCCCAGCGGTCCCTGCTCACGACCATCCGCCAGCTGCTCTCGCGGAGGTCGCCACGGGTGACGGCGGCGCGCACGTCCTGCGCGGTGGGCCCGTCGCCGAGCTCGACCGACCAGGCGAGCCCGTCGCTGCGGTCCTCGACCGTCAGCGTGGAGTCGTAGCGGCCCAGCGGGACGCCCGCGTGGTTGAGGGTGGCGACGAGGTCGGAGAGGTCGGCCTGCGCGAGCGCGCGCGGCTCGATGATCTCTTTCCAGCCGCCCAGGTCGCGGCTCTCGACGCTGTAGGGGATCAGGCCGGAGAGGCGGTTGCCCTCGACGGTCAGCTCGGCGGGGGCGCTGCGCTCCTCGACCTCGCCGGGGGTGGGTTTGGTCACGACGGTCATGCGGTTCTTGCCTCCTCGGCGGGTAGGTCCTCTAGGGCGCGGACCTCTGCCCGCGTCATCCATCCGGTGTCTGGTGAGAGCGCCTTCGCGTAGAACTCGGCGCGGGCGGCGGGGTCAGCTCGCAGCAGCCCCTCCAGGTTGAAACGGCAGTAGTGGCCCGGCTCGGGAAACAGCACGTCGCTCGCGGATAGGCCCTGCTCGATGAGCCGGAACCAGGGGCCGAGAGAGAACGTCACGAACGCCCGGGCCTGCTCGGCGACGGTGGAGTACGTCAGCGAGTCGCCGGTATGCGCCGCAAGCATCCACGGCGGGACGTGCAGGATCCGGCACACGTCGAGCGTGGAGAGGCGCCGGGTCTCGATGAACTCGGCGTCCGCGGCGGACATGTTGATCTGGTGGAACGTGACCTCGCCGGTGGCGACGCCGAGGCGGCCCCGGTTCTTCGGGCCCTTGTGCCGGGCCTCCAGGTCGGTCAGCAGGGCGGCGGCCTGATCGTCGGCGCCGGGGCCCGGTGGGATGGAGAACAGGCCGCTCATCTCGGCCCCGTTCGCCCAGGTCGCGGATGCCGCATCGGCGAGGCTTCGGCCGAGGGCCATCGCCTCACGGCACACGCGGATCGGTGAGGCGCCCCGGATGCCGTCGAGGGAGAACCCGGAGCGGACGTGGATCACGTCGTCACGGGTCAGGTTCTCGACCGGCGCGCTGTTGGTGGGGTGGTACTTGAAGCGGGGCTCGCCGCCGATCAGCTCGACCTCCATGCGGTCGGGCGGGAGGATCGCGAGCTGCTGAACCGCGCGGTCGGGCCCGTAGTAGACGCCGATGAACGTCTCGCCCCAGAGGGCCAGATAGGAGACGAGGCCGCCGACGAACGCGGCCTGCGTGACCCCCGGGGAGGGCTGGTCGAGGAGGTCGGCGGTGTCGCCGCTCTCGACTCGCTCGCGGTTGCCCTGCGCGGTGCGGCGGAAGATTTGTAGGGGTGCCATCGTCGCGCCGTCGTGCAGACAGCGGACCGCCCCGAACACGTCCGCGATCCCTGCGGCCTGACGGACCCCGGGGGCCTCGGGGGAGGTGGAGTCCGGGAGGAACGCGGCGGGCAAGCTCTCGCGGGTGAGGGCGCGATCCTCGGCTCGGCGTAGACCGAACCAGCGACGACGCGGAGCCTCGGTTGCAGCTTGGGACATGCAACCAGGGTCACTCGTGATTTTCGAGTTGACATGAACGGACTTCTGCGCCGGGTCCGATCATGTCCACCCCGAAAATCGGCCGGACGCTGGTGGGGTGAAGTTCTCACCCGGCCTCCGTGGCTTCTACGCCTTCGCTCGCGCGGTCGGCGCGCAGCTCGAACCGTTCCAGCGGAAGATCGCGCGGGCCCACTTCGGGCCCGAACGGGAGGCCGTCGTGATCCTGCCGCGCGGGTCGATCAAGAGCACGACCGCCTCGCTGATCGCGGTGCATCACGTCCTGACGACGCCGAACCCCGGCGTCTACATCGGCGCCGCCTCCCGCGAGCAAGCCCGGGTGATCGGCGGCATGGTCCGCGAGCTGGTCCGCCACCCCGCGATCAGCCCGCACCTCGTCTGGCGCACGGATGCGGTCCGGTGGGCCCACGATCCCAAGGGGCCGGCTGTCCTCCAGGTGGTCGCCTCAGACGGGGAGAAGGCGCACGGCTGGCCCCGGCCGACGTTGATTATCGGCGACGAGATTTGGTGCTGGGCCGACCGCGAGCCAACCCTGCTCGGGGCGATGATGACGGCGATGCTGAAGGTGCCGACCTGTCGGTTCCTCGGCCTCTCGGTGTCGGCCTCGCAGCTCGACTCTCCGCTCGGGCGGATGCGCGTCCGGGCCCTCGCTGCGCCGCACGTGAAGCGCTCGGGGCGCGGCGGCGTCGAAATCGAGGCGAAGGGCGACGGCCTGCATTGGCTGGAGTGGTCGGTGCCCGACGACGCCGACCCCGACGACCTGCGCCTGGTCGCGGCCGTGAACCCGCTGCGGACCGTTGCCGAGCTGGCCGAGCAGCGCAAGCGGGTGACGGAAGTGGAGTGGTTGCAGTTCCACCTCTGCCGGTGGGGCGTGCTCTCGGCGCGGTGGCTACCGGCTGGAGCGTGGGCGGCGCGGCGCGGCGTGGTCGACGCGGACGGGGAGCCGGTCTGGCGCGGGGTCGATATCGGCGGCAGCCGGTCGGCCAGCGCCGTTGTGGGGGTGACGGCCGACCTGCGCGTCTGCGAGGTCCACGTCTTCCAGGGCGACGGCGCGGTGCTGGAAGTCACCGGCCGCATCCTCGAAATCGCCGACCGCCGACCCATCCAGGAGGTCGCCTTCGACCCGATGCGCTTCCAGGCCGAGGCGCTACGGCTGGAGCGCGACCACGGCCTCGTCGTCGTGCAGTTCGACCAGTCGCATAGCCGGATGGTCGCGGCCTCGGAAAACCTCCACCGCGTGATCGTCGGCGGCGAGCTGACGCACCCCGGGGATCCCGAACTTGACCGGCACGTCGCCGCCGCCGTCGCCAAGGCAACCCCGCGCGGCTGGCGGCTCGACAAGATGAACGACGCGGCGCAGATCGACGCGGCGGTGGCGCTCGCGATGGCCTGCCAGCGGGTCGAGCAGCGGCCCGCCCCGGTGAAGCTGCACGGGTGGGCTTAGGCGAGCTGGTAGGGCCCGCCGACCTTGCCGGACGCCCGGCCTTCGTCGTCGAGCCGTTCGAGCTGGAAAGCGACCTCGGATAGCGACACGCCGGGGGTGCTGAGCTGAGGGAGGAGGTCGGCGGCGTTCTGGGCCCCGGTCTCCAGCCGTTCCAGCAGTTCGGCCCGGATGCCTTCGCCCCGTTCTCTCGCGCGTTCCTGGTCCTCAGCGTCCGCCATCGCCCCTCCCCGGTAGGTGCCCCAAACCGGTCAGGAAGCTACCAGCTATCTGACAAACTGGCACGGCGGGAGCAGCGCCGCAGGACAAGGCTGCTCCGGTGCCCGCCCGTTCCAACAAGCCCGCTGCGGTCTTCGCCGCCAACGTCAAACGGCTGCGCGAGCGCAAAGGTCTGACGATGGAGGAAGCCGCGTGGTCGGTCGGGATGCACCACACGGCATGGGGACGCATCGAGGCGGGCGAGCGCAAGCCGACGCTGGAGACGATCTTCAAGCTGGCGCGTGGGCTCGACGTGCCGCCCGCCGAGCTGTTCGACGGCATCAAGTAGAGCTAGCGGCGATAGCTCCGCGAATCGCGGACCCCGATTTTTTTGTGCAGCCTGCCAGGGAACATACTGCTGGGCCGATCCTCAAAAAACAGCGGCCCGGTCGCAACGCGGGAGACGGAGCTGCGGACCGGGCCGCCGTGGCGGGGTGGCAAGGGGGGCAGACGCGAACCTACTACCTCTCGCGGCTCTCGCGCTCGGCCTCGGGGTGGCAGGTCGAGCAGAGCGCTTCGCCGTTGCGCGGGTCGTTGGTGCCGCCGTCGCGCAGGGCTCGGCGGTGGTGCGCTTCGAGCCGACGCCGCCGACCGCACCGCTCGCACCGTCCGCCAGCTCGGGCGAGCACGGCGCGGCGGAACTTCGTCGCCGTCCACCCGGATCCCCGGCCCGGCGTCCGCTTCGCCTCCCTCTCGCAGCTCGGGCAGCGCGAGCCGTTGCGGGTCAGCGCGCCGCAGCCGAGGCAGGGGCGGCGGATCACCGCAGCGGGCACAGCTCGACGGCGACGTTCCCCGGCAGGCCGAGCGTCAGGTGATCGGTGCCGCTTTCGAGGATCGGGTCGGAGACGTGCTGCTCGGCCAGGTAGAGGGCGAAGCCGCCGAGCTGGAGGCGCAGGATCGTCGGCACCTTCCCGGGCCGGGCGTCCTCCGCGTAGAGGATCGCGGGGCCGTCGAGCAGCACGCCCCCGGGGTAGGTGCTCAGGGTCACGTCCACCGGCCACCCCTGGTAGGTGACGAACCAGCTCAGCACGTCGGGCCAGTCGAGCGCGCGGAGTGGGGGAGCGGTCGGCACCCGGGGATCGTTGCTCGTCGGTCGGCGTGTCCAACTTTTTGGACGCCCGTGTCTCCTACACGCACGACCATAGGAGACATTCCTGACCCCGACCCCGGCTATTGCCCCTCCCTCTCTCCTTTGTCCCATAGGTAGCCCCTTGTCCTCGGCATCCCCCAACGCTGGGGGCGTCCCGGTGCTGCCCTGCCAGAGGTGCAGCAGCACCAGCGATGTAGACCTCTGAGCGGATCAGCGATCAGGCCCTCGGCACCCGGGAGTCGCCCGTACGTGGACCCGGGGGGCTATCCCGGTCGCTTCGGACTCCGGGCACCCTCGGCCGTTCCACCCTCGGGGTCTTGCCTTGCCGTAGGCGGGCGGGGCTTACCTGCCGCTGCCGTTCGCAAGGCGTTGTCAGCTAGCTCGGAACACAGGCAACCTCCGCAGCTCGCAGCCTGTCGCGCGTGGTCAGGGCGCTGGTGGTGCTGGGCGGGGTTGCGGTCGCCCTCGGGCCTCTTGCCCGTGGCCGACTGGAGGGCGCAGGGCTACGAGTGCCCCGTGGTCTACGCTGTGCCAGTCGGTCCTTCACAACTGACACGGTGCCTTGCGCGCCGGACGGATTCGCCGGGTTTGGTCACCCGGCGTTTCTGCTTCTAGGGGGCGGCCAGCGGATCCGGCTGCCGGATCGACGCGGCCGACGCGGCGACGATCAGCGCGGGCAGCAGCACCCCTGCGCGCAACTGGTCACACGGGTG